ATAAATCCAATTAGGCGGAACACCAGTTTAGTGTCCTTATGGAGGATTTTTCAACTTTTCTTTCCTCCTAGCATCAAAATGCTATCCACGTCAATTCGCAGAATAAGCGGTTGAATTAATTCAACGCTAGTACTAGAATATGGATAAACTTAAATAAAGTCTTCGTATCTAGTGTTATCGAAACTGTAATTTTTATGTTCAACATTGTTTTAATTATTAAAAGTAAATATTAAAACACCTAATTGAATCGAGACAAATATAGATATATAAATTTAATTATAAAGAGAATGACAAAAAAATTGTAGAAAGTATTTTTTGAATGCTGATTGGTGGTCTCTGCCCTGTCAAGTGCAATTCTATAAAAAGTTGAGCTACAGTTCGGTTTAATAAACATAAGAAAATAGCTCAAACCACGAAAAAATTGAATATAGCTCATGAGTATGAAAGATTATAGGACAAATCCCCAATGTTCTTCAATGTATCAAAGACACAGAAGGAAGAACAGGAAAAATCAAAAATAATCATTTTGGGAGTAAATATGGAAAGGGCGAGGGGAACAGGGGGGCGGATATGTTTTTGACTGGGAAAGAAGGTTATTCAATTGGAAATATGTAATTTTGCGATAAAGAGTTTGTGCCATCATGTCTAAGGGAAGAAACAAAAGATTGATATCGCTGCGCGATGAAACGCTGATACGCCGATATTACTACTGGACGGAGATCGAGCGCCGGCGGTTTGACGATGCCCTGAAGATCCTCTCCGAACAGGAGTTCTTCATCTCGGAAGCCCGCATCATGGCCATCATCCGTCAAAACTGCGACAAACTGACCGATATCGAAGTGAAACCGGTT